GTTGATGGCATCGCGGCATTGGATGCCTACCGTAAGAAATGGAATGACCAGCTCGGCGCGTTCACCAACGCGCATGTGCATGACTGGTCTTCGAACTATGCCGATGCATTCCGTCAATTCGGCCAAGGTTTCGAGCCAGCACAAAAGCACGTCAAGCCGCCGGAGTGGCAAAAAAAACTTCATTCCATGTCACGAGCACCACGCTCCCCCATGACCTCTTGAGACTATGAGCACAAATAATAATCGAGACAAGGCGCGGGCACTGTTCTGGCGTTTCCAAGACGTTTACCCGCGTGGTCACGAGCAATACATGGTGCACGCTCGTCGTATGGAGGACTTGTATCTCGGTGGTGGTCGTCACTGGCGTAAAGACGACAGGGCAATTATGGAAATGGATGGCCGCCCATGTCGTGAAGTGAACACTATTTTACCTACGGTCAACCAAGCCGCTGGTTATCAAATCGCTAACCGCGTCGATATTTCATATCTGCCTAAAGGTGGACGAGCCGACGAACAAAGCGCGAAGTTGATGTCAAAAGTGACCAAGCATTCATTGGAAAACACGAAGTTTCGTTACAAAGAAACCGATATGTTTTTGGATGGCTTGATTCAACAGCGAGGCTACCTTGATATCCGTATGGATTACGAGGACTCGCTTGATGGTGAAGTAAAAATCACTGTGCCTGATCCGCTCGATGTGATTCCTGACCCGGACGCAAAATCCTATGATCCTGATGACTGGGCCGATGTCCGCACCACACGCTGGCTTACAGAGCGCGAGATCGAAGGCGTTTACGGTAAAGACGCTGCGGAACAAGTGGTCGGCTCAAGTTTAAATTACTGCGATGAAGTCAATTTTGGCGACGGCATCGTTAAACGTGGTGGTTTTGATAACGATATGCCGATCAGCTATGCAATGGGCATGGGCTGGTACGGTGAGAACAAGCAACTACGTCGTTACCGCATCATTGACCAACAGTCACACGAATACATGCAGGCACTGGTCGCAGTATGGCCAGGCGGCGATTTCCGTGTTGTCGAAGATTTACCGCGTGAGCATCTTGCTTGGTTGATCGATCATGGCGTCAGCATCATCAAACGTCGTGTTCGTCGTGTGCGATGGGAAGTAGCAGCGCCAGAAGTGTGCTTCGTCGACAAGATGTCACCTTACGATCATTTCAGCCNNGCNTNCCGTTTTTCCCGTATTTCCGTCGTGGCCGCACCATCGGCATGATCGATAACATGGAAAGCCCGGCTGAAATGCTCAACAAGTTCGTGAGCCAATACGAGCATGTCGTGAATTCCAGTGCCAATAGCGGCTGGCAGGGTGAAGAAAACGTTCTGACCAATATGACCGATGATGAATTCACCAATAAAGGTGCATCAACCGGTTTGGTGTTGCTGCGTACACCGGGCACTAAAGAATTCACCAAGATAACGCCGAACCAAATTCCAAGCGGTATCGACAAGATCATTGATTTCACCCACAACCACCTGAACATCGTTTCCGGCGTTGACCCCAACGGCATGCAAATCGATACCAACGACATGAGCGGTATCGCGTTGGAAAAGCTCGATTACATGCAACAAAAGAAACTGGCCATTGCGCTCGATAACTTGAGCCGCACCCGTCACATGGTCGCGGACCGGGTGTGTGAATATATTCAAAAATTCATGGGGCAAGAACGCATTGTCCGTATTACCGAAGTCAACGCCTATGGTGTTGAGCAGCGTGTCGAGTTGCCACTGAATGTGCCACAGGAAGATGGCAGTATCTTAAACGACCTGACCATTGGCGAATATGACATCGCCATTTCAGAACGTCCTGCGAATGCTACGTTCAACAACTCGGAATTTGAACAACTCAAAGCCATGCGCAAAGACATGGGCATCGCAATTCCGGATGCTGTTGTTATTCGTGCGTCTAACCTGGCCGACAAGTCGGAAATTGCGGATGCTCTCGAATCTGCCCAAGGCAAACCAGATCCGCTGGTGGAAGCAGAAGCCGCACTCAAGGCAGCCAATACACGTCTTGCCGATGCTCGTGCCGTTGGCGAGAACTTGAAAGCCCTTTACTCGGCCATTCAAACCGCCGGCGCCATTGTATTCACACCAGAATCGGCGGCCATTGCCGACCAGCTCGCCAAGTCGGCTGGCTTCGTCGATCAAGACGCTGCACCGATTATCCCGGCGGCACCTCCGGGTGTTCAACCCGTCGATATTGCTGCACCCGGCGATACATCGCCATTAACACCGAAAAACCCAGCAAGCCCCGACGTTGGTTTTCAACGCGGGCTAACTGATTCCCCTGCTAATCCCCCTGCATGATGAGGCTTTTATGAGCGGCGACATTGACAACATTCAAAACCCAAACAACATGACACCAGAAGCGCTGGCCGCATTGCGAGCATCAGACCCATCGGCATTCGATGATGATGTCCCTTCTACCGGTGCGGAAGACGATGACGATGACAAGGTGAAAGAGCCTGTCGAAGACGACAAGACCGAAACGCCGGACAAGGTGGCCGATAAAGAACCGCCTGCCGACGATGCTATCAAGCATGCACCAAAAGTGATTCCGGAACCGCGATTCGCCGAAGTGGTTGCACAGCGTAACGCTGCCGAAGAAGCTGCTGCATTGAAAGAGGCCGAAAACCAAGCCTTGCTTCAAGAAATTGCAACTCTTAAAGGGAACAAAGAAGCAGCTCCGCAGCGTGATTTCGTTGCTGAACATGCCGAACTTATGCGGCGTTACGATGAAGATGGCGACCTTACCTTTGCTGAATACGAGGCCGAAAAATTCAAACTGCTCGCCGATATGCAGAAGGCTGACGTTGACGCAAAGATCAATGAGCGTGAAAAACAACGCGAACAAAATGAACAGCAAAAACTTCAAGAAACAATAGATCAGGATTGGAAGTCGGCCAATATTGACTGGAAAAAAGCCAACACTGAATTTCTCGCACTGCCAGGCGCCAGCGTCGCTATGCAAAACGCTATTAACTTTGTTGACAGCGAAAATCCAGAATTGGCGCCCACTGAATTGCTGGCGAAGGCACATGAAGTAGCCGCTCGAATGATTGGTGTTGAAATCAAGACACCGCAGGCGAATAAGACGACCACACGGGCCGTTGACATCGCTCGTGCGTCATCGGCTGCTGCTAATACACCACCTGTCGTTACTGGCGGTGTTGGCTCTCGTGGCGGTCCACAATCTACCGTTGATGTCGCGAACATCAAGCCCGGAAACTTCTCAAAATTGCCGAAAGACAAGCAGGAAGAATTGCTCGGCCCCGGCGCACTGTAAAAAATCGTTTTACCGCAACACCACGGCCGCGAAAGCGGTTTTTTTATGCCCGCAATTTGGGCTCGCTCGCCGAGTACGGCGACTCAGCTTCGTATGCCAAGCGTAAGGCGCATACCCAATGCCATGGCAATGGCCGCCGCTCCGTCGCGTCAGCACGGTGATTCCGCCCGACCAGCGATCAGGTCACCCGCAACAACGCAAAACCTTAATCCCAACCACCTGATCCTTTAACGGAGAATCATCATGACCGCTACTGATTTTTACGCTGGCCAACCTTACAACAAGGATGCCTGGGGCCATAAAGCCTACGACGAATACAAAGAAATGTTCTTCTTCACCGGCATGCTCGGCGAAGGCGAGAACGCCATCATCGAACACATTACCGAACTGTCGAAAAACAACAAAGGCGAGGCTGGTGCCTGGCTGAAATTGATCTGCGACGTGCACGGTGGCGGTGTTGTCGGTGATAACACGATGGAAGGCCGCGAACGCGAGCTCGAAGCTTCTTGGCTGCGCTGCAACTTCGACCAAATCCGCAATGCCATGATCACCAAAGGCCGCAAAGCCGAACAAAAATCGGTGATCGACACCCGCAAACAGTTCCGCAAGAAAATGGCTCGCTGGTTGGCCGAAGTGTACGAAGACCAAGCCGTGTTGACTGCCTCTGGTATCAGCTACGCCTTCAACACCGACGGTTCCGCTCGCGTTACCCCAGCCGGTCAAGACAACTGGACCGATCTGGACTATGCCGCTGACGTGTCCGCACCTACCACCAACCGCCACGTCCGTTGGAGCTCGGCATCATCGTCCTTGGTTGCAGGTGATACCACTGCTGTCATCGCCGGCGATACCGCGACCTACGGCATCATTCCTGAACTGGAAGCACTGGCGAAAACCCGTCGCATCACACCAATCCGTATTGGCGGCAACGAGCACTATGTGTGGTTGATTCACACCAACACCATGGCTCGTTTGTGGCGCGATTCGGATTTCCGCTCGATCGTGGTGAATGCCGGTTCCCGTGGTAATGAAAACCCAATCTTCAAGGGTGCCTTTACCACCATGAATGGTTTGATCATCAAGCCATACAACCGAACCTTCAATACCCTGGGCGCTGCATCCGGCTCGAAATGGGGTGCTGCAAGCACGATCAATGGTTCGCGTTCGTTGCTGCTCGGTGCGCAAGCACTCGGCATGGTCGATCTCGGTGCCATGAACTGGGAAGAAGACACCAAGGACTACGGCAGTCGTTGGGGTTTGTCCGTCGACAAAATGGGCGGCTTCATCAAAGCCAAGTTCAAGGACAGCTTCACCGGCACCGTCGAAGACTTCTCGACCATCGCAGTCGATCACGCGCTGTAAGCGGGAACGATCAATAACTCAGCCACCTTCGGGTGGCTTTGTTTTGCCCACCTTTTCTTTCAATTTTCAGGAGAACTGTAATGTCCACCAATAACTTCAACCGCCAGAAACTTCTGGCTATTGTTGTCCCATTGACCTTTGCCAATATCGGCGCGGCCAGTGTGACGGCAAATTTACCACCTGGTGCTGTCGTAGTTGGCGCCAGCCTTTACACCGATATCGCATTTAATGGTTCCAGCACAGTCACGGGAACCATTACTGACGGCACATTGGCTTTCGTCAGTGCTCAAAACGTCAAAACTACCGGTGCCGAGACCGTGGCTGCCACCAACAAGTATTACCCTTCCGGTGGCACCATCACGTTCTCCATTGCCGATGCAGGCAGCGATTCAACAGCCGGTTCAACGGTCGGTGTTGTTTTGTATGCGCAAGTTGGCAAGGGCGATGCAATTCAAGAGTAATTCACCAGTATGAAAAACCCGGCTTAGGCCGGGTTTTTTATTTCCCTGCACAGGAGTTGCACCATGAAGTTTCGAGCAGATCCACCGGTCCGTATTGCACTGACCTCCGGTCATACCGCCATTGTTGATAGTGAATGGCGTGAGTTACCACCAGTTTTCCATTCCGAAGCACTGGCTTCGTGCGAATGCGACCAAGAACGCACCAAGGCAGAACACGTTGAACTCAAATCCAGCGATGAAGCCAAGGGCCGACCGAATACGCACGATGACGTCATCCGTCAAGCGATCGAGTTGATGATTGCCCGCGAAGGCGAACCAGAATTCGAAAACGATTTCACCGCAGACAACCTGCCAAATACCAAAATCGTATCAAGTCTTGGCGGAATGACTTTCCGCAAAGAAGACGTTTTGCGTGTTTATCGCGCCATGCAGGACGAAGCCGCTGCACTTGAAGCTGCTGCCGGTAATCCCACCGATACCACTGAGGGTTAATCGATGGACTTGGCCGATATCATCACTGAGTACCGCCTCCAAGCGGACGACAACGCCACACCACCAAGAATCTCGGACGAGACATTGGCACTCTGGGCTTCCGAAGCTGAGCGTGAAACGTGTGAGCGGGGCGATCTGATTTTGGATGACAGCGAAACCGACGATGTAACCGTCTTTGCTATCAGTGCTGACCAAGCCACCATTGATTTAGACCCAGTAACCCGAAAAATCATCAGCGCTCAATTCACGTCGAGCGCTGGCGGCCGGGCCAAGAATTTAAGCCTGACCGGCTTTGACCGTATTTCCGATCTGGACGACTGGCGCACCGATTCGTGCTCACGTCCTGATTGCATTGCCCAGTTATCGCCAACACAAGCCCGCTTGTATCCGATTCCCAATACTGCCGGCACGTTGCGCCTCACCATTTACCGTTTGCCCATGTACGACATGGAAGACGACAGCGACGAGCCTGAAATTCCTTTTCAATATCACCGTGATCTCGTGCAGTGGTTGCTCTACAAAACCTATTCGAGCAAGGACGATGAAATAGAAGATGCTGCACGTTCCAAAATTGCATACGACACCTTTGAAGCCCGTTTTGGCAAGCGCCATAACGCTCGGGTGCAACGTAAGCACTATCAACGCTACCGCGTCACCACAAGGCCAATCTGATGGCTGGTGTCAGCGAAGATGAATTAACCCCGCTGATGGGGTGGCCGCAAGGCATCAACAACAAAGCCAAAGAACATGCATTACCAGACGGCACTTTGCGTGCTGCCGATAATGTGGATCTGGATAACGAAGGCAAGATGCAGGTTCGTCCTGGACGCGCACTGATATCCAGTATCACCAACCTGCATTCAGTGTGGTCACACCCGCAATATCCTTTCATGCTGGCAGCGGCCGGCAATCATTTGTATTCATGGGACGACAATCTCGACCTTGAGCAATTGTCCGATGTCATCACGGCTGTTGATGCGCCGGTTTCATATGACTTCAAATCCGGCAGTGTGTATTGGACCAACGGTACCGACAGTGGCCGGATTTTTCCCGATTTCGTTAATTTGCCTTGGGCACCCGAAGCACCGGGCGGTCAGCCTACCGTTACCGCAACGACGGGAGCAGGCGGTTTGTATGCAGGCACTTATCAATTAGCCATCACCTACCTTGATGATCGCGGTCGCGAATCTGGTTCGACGTTGGCAACAGAAGTGCAATTGGCCGACGGCCAGGGCATTACGCTTACCGACATTCCACAACCGCAAGGTAGTGACACGGCTTATATCCGGATTTACCTGAGCGGCCAGAACGGCGAAATTCTGTATTGGGTGCGCAACATCCTGCCAGGCTTGAGCACGGTCACCATCGGTGTGCATACACCGGGCAAGCAACTGGAAATGCAGTTCTTGAAAGCATTGCCTGCTGGGCAAATTACGAAAATGCACAACGGCCGGCATTTAGTGGCACGCGGCAAAGTTCTGATCTGGGCAGAAGCCGACCACTACGGCATGGGTAAGCTGCACGCCAATTATTTGAGCTTCGATGACACTATCACTTTGATGGAGCCCGTTGGGCAAGCTTCAAATTCAGGCCTGTATGTTGCTGCAGGTAAACGCACTTATTACTTGCAAGGTTCAGACCCGAAAAACTGGCAGAAATTCATTGCCTACACGCAAGGTGCTGTGCCGAGAACATCGGCGGTAGCAGAAGCCAGCGACTTGGGCTTTCAGTCATCGGGCCCAGTGCCTTACTGGCTCGACAAGAACGGGCAATACGTTGTCGGTTTACCCGGTGGCGTGGTCAGTCGCATGCACGAAAAAAACTATTCGGCACCGGCCAACGTGCAAAGCGGTGCCTCGGCCATGCGCGAATATCAGGGCATGAAGCATTTGATTGCATCGCTGCGCGGTGGCAGTCAAACCGGCATCCGTGCCACCGATTCTATTAGCGCTGAAATCTTCACCAATGGCATTCGCCAATCTAGTTAAGAAGCGCATAGAGCAGAAACAAAAAGTTCGCTCCCGCTTCGTTATCTGCCAAGCCTGTCCGCACCTAAAAGGCGCAAAGCCAATCGAAATTTGTGATCGATGCGGTTGCATCGCACGCGCAAAAGTCCAGTTCCCG